TGATAATAACTTTTAATTTCATATATTTATAATAAAATACGTATTTAAACCATGGGATATTTAAATAATGCAGTAGTAACAGTAGACGCTATCCTTACAGATAAGGGTAGAGAGTTATTAGCTAAAAACGACGGTACTTTCCGTATCACCCAATTTGCTCTATCTGATGATGAGATTGATTATACCCTGTATAATCCAACTAACCCTTCAGGATCAGCTTATTATGGTCAAGCAATTGAAAACTTGCCTCTTCTAGAAGCATTTCCTCTTGTAACACAAGAAATGAAGTATGTGTTAACTACACTACCTCGTGGAACTGCTAAGATGCCTGTACTTGATCTTGGATATGCTGCTATTACCTTAAAACAAGGTGCTTCACTTGCTATTACTCCTCAAACTTTAAACTATCTAGGTGGTTTAAATACATTCGAGTCTAGTGGTTACACTGCTACTATTTCGGATGTACGCGTGTTAAACACATTTAACGGAGTAGGCATCAATACACCCGACGCCGCAGCTTTAAACAGTACTACAACTGTAGGAACCAACGTATCCAAAACCGTTATCGGTACTACATTCAACCTAACTGCAACTACAGTAAATACTTTATTTGGTTCAAATAATATTCTACAAGCCACTTTAACAGTAGTAGGTAGAGATTCAGGTGCTCGTATTACTATCCCTGTAACTATTACTAAAACTTCAGCCTAATTATGTCGTTTAAAAGATTAACCCCATCAGATTTTTTAGTATCAGCTGATTCAGTTACAGCACCTTGTTGGACTGATAATGTAGCCACTTTAACTAGTTTCTTTACAAGCTCTACTCAAAACGCTAGCTCTCAAGGTGACTATGCTTTAGCAGTCTACCAAACCTCTTCAGTTGAAGATAGTGCAGCAGTCCAATTTTATATTGCTTATTGCGACCAATACGGTTCAGGTTCCACTGCCTATAATTCTTCAGTACCTGGTCTTTCTCCTTCAAGAACTTTATTTGGTCAGTATAGAAACCTTGTTCTTGAAGATGAAAATTCTAGCTTTATTTTTGGAGAAGTATCCAGCTCTCAATTCTTTGCAATCTCTGTAGAAAGAGCAAATTACAGACAATCACTTCTCCCAGGATCAATAAATCTAACTCTTTCAGGATCTGCTGCTAATACAACACTAAAGTTAACTGACAACAGTAACGATGTATCTGTAGTTCCTTATATTAACGGTACTAGAGTTTATCAAATGATCTCCGGATCAAACGGTACAGCTGCTTCAGCAGCACCTACAGGTACTACTACACGTGGGTACACTGCTTCAGGATCATATGGATGGTTTATTCCTGATATGGGTACTATTTTATTAAATGCTAAAGCACTTCAATTACTTGTTGTAAATGGTGGTGTTGCTTTAGCCCCTTCTACAGGTAGCTCTACAGTTGCTAATGGTTTAAATAATATGATTATGCTTAGATCTATTAATAGTGGATCTAGCTTTACTTTAAACTCACAAGAAAACGTTACCTCAGATTATGTGTATATAAGACCACAAAACGCTGAGTTTAACTATACAACAAACCCATCATTTATCTCGGGTTCAACTGGTGAAGTAATTTATTCTCAATTTATCAACAACCCACAAACCTATATCACAACTGTAGGTTTATATAATGATGCAAACGAGTTGTTAGCAGTAGCTAAATTATCTAGACCACTAGTTAAAGACTTCACTAAAGAAGCCCTAATCCGCGTTAAGCTAGACTTCTAATGAATGGGTGCTTGGAAACAATTTTTAACATCAGACATAATTGTTACACCATTTCAGGTTAACAAAGGTTTTAGCTTTCCTTACACTCAATGGGCGACTGGGTCTGATGGGCAAATAGTAGGTATTGATAGATTTTATGGGCACAGTGGTAGTTGGTTTGTAGATAAATCAACTACCGGTACTCTTAATGTTGAATACCAAACCTTAGTCTATGAGTCAATCAAACAATTATACTACTCTAACTTTTTAAGCAGTAGTACAGGAGACCTTGCCGTATTACCTATTTTAATTCCTGGAGCTGGCCCTTCAGGTTCAGGAAATGTCTTTATAGGATCGGGTTCAGGTCCACTATATGATAATTTTTTACAAAGTACTTTAACTCCTCAAAGATATTGGAATCCTACTGAGATTATGGTACTATCTATTCCCTCTAAAGTATACGGGGAATATGTAGCACCTAATACTTTTAGATGGACTTGCGGTACACCTGGAGTTGAAGGTACCATTGTAGATGATGGAGAAGGAAACCTTATTTCTGGAAGCACAAATGTAGGGAATATTATATACCCTCATGGTCTAGCAATTTTAACTTTTACATCTTCAATTTTTGGAGAAGACCTTTCATTTTGGGGTCAAGAAACAAACATGACTTGTTCGTTTTCTTCTTCAATGACCATTTACGAAACTCAATACAAATGTACCATTAGAGAAGATGAGTTTAATTATACATTAAACCCTTCAGCTCAAACTAATGGTTCTATTATAACAGTAAATTCAGGATCCGGATCATTTTATCAACCAGGTAATGGAAAACTATTAGATACTGTAACTGGATCTTATTTTTCGCCGTATGTAACCACTGTTGGATTATATAATGAAGCGCAAGATCTATTGGCTGTAGCCAAATTATCACAACCATTACCCACATCAAATACAACTGATCTGACTATCCTGGTAAACCTAGATAGATAATGTGGAAATATAATAACAAAGAAATGACTTGCCTTGAGGACTTCCCTCAAGGCACTTATGGTTTTATATATAGAACATTTCATAAACCAAGTGGAATAGCATATATAGGTAAAAAAGTTTTATTTCATAACGTAAAGAAAAAACTTACCAAAAAAGAATTAGCTTTAATAGAGGGTCAAGGACGACGTCCTTTATACAGATTAACCCAAAAAGAATCAGATTGGAAAACATATTACGGGTCTGCTAAACCTATTTTAGAACTCCTCAATCAGGGGAGAGCAAATGAATTTGAACGTACTATCATCAAATTAGCCCCAGATAAAAAATTGTTAACCTATTATGAAACCAAATATTTATTTGTATATGAAGTTTTAGAAAAACCTGATGACTTCTATAACGATAATATTTTAGGTAAATTTTACAGTAAGGATTTTTTATTATGAAATCTAAATCTCCAAATATTAGCTTACTTTCCCTACTCTCAGAAATTAAGGTTGTTGCCCCTCTTATAATTACAGTTGGAGAAAAATATAAAATATATCATGCCGATAATAGGTCAAACTATAATGTTTATCTATTTTTAGAATATGATGATAAAACCAACAAATATCTAACTAGATTAATGGATTATAGAGGAAAAGAATATTTATCTGAACCTTTTGAAATTGATAAAGACATAATAGATGCTAAAGCATCTCAAGATCTAATAGAAAAATTTTAATATTTATAAGAATGAAACGCAACGAAATCTTATCCTTAATTAAAGAATATATCACAACTAAAGTTGATATTTCATCCCTTAGAGAAGAAGTTGAACCTGGTAAAAAATTTGTCGTAGCTAAGGTAACATACAAACCAGAAGAATACACAAAGTATGTTAGATTTGCTAAAGGAAAATACACCGGCAATTCCCCAGAACAATATCTTAAAAATTCTATCCAGTTAAGGCAAAGAGAAAAAAAAGACTTTGATCCTAACACTTTAAGCTATTATTTTAATTCTGATAGTAATCCTGCTAACTACGATGTAGAATTTATAGCTACAGACCTTTCTCCAATTGAAGCTACTCAATTAGCCCAAAGCAAAAACAACGAATTAGGTATTAAAGATAAAAGATTAGGTGCCTTAGCAGGTGTTTCTAATTTTATAGAAGTAGATAAAAAAGATATTGTAGAACCTAAAAAAGATGGGGTTTATTATATCAATAAAATGGCTTTACCTAAATACAAAACCCTTAAAGTAGACAAAAAAGTTGAAATCGTCATTTCAGGTAAAGATAAAATTACTCAAAAACCTAAAACATGGACTTATTTAAAAGTTGTCTCTAAGATACAACCCACCACTTCATCTGTAAAATAATCTCTCATGGTTAAGTTAACAGATTTACTAAAAGAAATTAAAATACTTCGTGGTTCTACAAGTATGGTTTATTGGCCTGAATTAATTAAAAAAATAAGAAAAGAATTTGGGAGGGGTTTTAAAATTTATAATAATCTTAATGAAAGATACCCTTCTGTAAAAATATCCTTTTATAAACCCGGAGCCACAGAACCAATTTCAAATATATATCCTGAAGATGTTTATTCTTATTTATTAAGTTTAAATGCCCAAAATTGGAAATTTGATCTTAAAAATGATGCTTACGGTAAAAAAACAATTTATGCTTATCCTTTAGATATGCCTAGAGGTGATGAAAGTAGAGGATTAGCACTTTGGATGCCTGATGACGAAGCAGAAGATGTTTTAATTCCATATTTTTCTAGATTAAAAGATTTAAATATCATTTTTTCAAATAGAGAAGAAGCTCGTAAATCTTGGAGAAAACACTTCAATGACAGGATGTAATGGTATAATGGTCAAAACAATTGACTTTTATTAAAGAATTATTAAAATGAAAAAACAAATCCTATCCGAAGAATTTATCCGTATGCAGAAGCTTGCAGGTATTATCCCTGAAATTAAAGCCACAAATCCTAATGACATAAGGTTTTTATCTGCTTTAGGTATTCTATTTAATTATTCTGATGAGGATCCTGATTACCCATATGAATGGGACGATAAAGAGATACGAAAACTAGTTAAAAGTTTAGGATATAAAGATTGGAAATGGCGTGCAGGTGAAGTTACCAACTATTTCCCCCCAGATGATGAGGATTATTTAAGAATAATTGCAAATCAAGAAGATCGTTCTGATTTACAAGTTGAGGATCTTACTATAGGAATGATTGTTAAGAATATTTTAGAAGAGTTTCCTTACGGACCAAGTGAACCAATTGAAGCTGATAGTTATATGCCCATATTAAAAGAAATAAAACCTACATCTCCTTATTTATATAATATAATAGCACGTAAAGTAAATAGTTTAGATACAAAAATAATTGATAATATTCTTTATGTAGATTTTGATGATATTGGAACTCTTTGGTCAGAGGCATTTGAAGAGGCTTTTGGTCGAGAATATGACGATGTTGAAGGCTCTGATGAGGACTATGATAATTTTGAAAAAATACAAAATATTTCTCTAGATTTACTTTCAAATAATGGAGAGATTGATGTTTATCTTGATTACTAAAAAATAAAGTTAAATGAAAAACCAAATCCTATCCGAAGAATTTATCCGTATGCAGAAGCTTGCGGGCATCATCTCTGAAATTAAAGCAGTACGTGGTTATGGGCGTGGTATAATTAAATTATCAAGAACAGATGAGGATGGAGAGGAAAGAGATAAAGAAGAAATTATAGTTCCTAAACACATATATCGCTTTACTGATAATTTAATAGAATATTTTCAAAGTGAAGAACCTATTATTCCTGAAGAAGAAGTATTTTTCTATTATCTAGAATTTGTTTTAGAAGATTATGTTGAAAAAGCTAAAAGTTTAGACTTAACTGATAAAGATACTCGAAATTATATTCTTCAAAGTATCATCAATGATCTTTATCTTTATATAAGAGATAATAATGCTTACAGTTTAAGTGATACCTCTCCTCGAAATTACACCTATGACGTTTTTAAAACTTATCTTCCTCAAATATTTCCTAATTTAAAAGAAGATTGGAATAACTATATAGAAAGAATAGATGGTTTTGAAGCTTTAGAAAATAATGATTACGAATATTTTATAAGAACTTGGTTAAATTAATCAAATGAAAAATCAAATCCTATCCGAAGAATTTACCCGCATGCAAAAACTTGCGGGTATTATCTCTGAAATTAAAGCTGTAAATCCTAGAAATATGATTAATATTGAATCTGAATTAGAAGACGCAGGATTCATGTTTGATGATGGAATATTAGGTGGTGTTGGGTCTGGTGGTGGTGGGTATTATGATTTTATTTCTGATAAAATTAATGGATATAATATAGATACATTTAATGAAGATGAATTCAATAAATGGTATGATAATTTTTCATTAGAAGATTTTAATTCAGTCGATTATGATGATATAGATATGGAGGATTATGACATAGATCGTAACCAAATCTCCCAAATCTCCCCAGGATTTTATAGTGTTGGAGAACCCGGATATGGTGGATTTGCCCAAATCAAAGATAATGGTGATATAATTTTATATGCCGACCCAACATTATCAGATATGAATGGTGGGCTATATTATCCTATATTTAGTATAGATGGGACAGGAAATATTGTAAAAAATATGAGTAAAGAAGAAGTAGCATCTAAACTAAGACAAAATTTAGAAAACCCAAGAAGCTGGTTTATAATTTAACTTTACTAAAGTAAAATAAAATGAAAAAACAAATCCTATCCGAAGAATTTACCCGTATGCAGAAGCTTGCAGGTATTAATATTGACGAAATTAAAGTAAGATCGGGTCAATTAAAAAAAAGAGAATTTAATAAAGAGTTCGAAAAAGATTTTCCTTTACTAGACTATGATTTTATTGTGCAGTTTATCGAAAACCAAGGATATGAAATCCTTAATGATTATTATGATGGTGGCTTTGATGTTGAGGACGAAGAAGGTGAGAATTATTTCATAGGAATGTTTGATACTTACCTATCAGTAATGGGATCTGACGATATAATAGTTAAAACAATTAACTTTGATTAAAGAATTAAAGTAAAATAAAATGAAAAAACAAATCCTATCCGAAGAATTTACCCGTATGCAGAAGCTTGCAGGCATTATTACTGAAATTAAAGCTATATCTCCGACTGCAGTTTTAAGGAAAGTATTATTTGATTTTCCTGAAGGCGAAGGATCACAAGATCACTTAAACTACGAAAAACTAGGATTTACAGTCGTAATGGATGATCCAGTAAATGATATATTATCTGCAGAGTTAGATTTAACAAAATATGATTGGCTGGCTGTGCTTTCAACATTAGATGATGCAGCAAGTTTCAACCTATACCCTAACTTAGAATATAATGGAGAAATTTACGGGTATGAGGAAGCTAGAGAATTAGCAGACGAAGAAGCAGCTGGAGATACCTACGACGATACCGGCATTGGAGCTAGTAGCGGTAGATAATTAATAAAAAATTTTTAAATATTTTTAAAAGTAAAGCTTGGTTTTCCAAGCTTTCTTTTTTACCTTACTCGCATGGTAAATCAACTCCTTGTAGCGCTAGTCAATTCTGTCTTAGGGCAGGGAAAATCAACTGCTAGAGGAAACCAAGCCCACACCTGTCCCTTCTGCCACCACCATAAACCCAAACTTGAAATAAACTTTAGTGAAGGGAATGGAGATAAAAACCCGTGGCATTGTTGGGTGTGTGGAAAAAAAGGAGTAAAACTAATAACTCTTTTCAAGCAAATAGGTGCTCCCGAAGAAAAATTAAACGAGTTACGTTCTTTAGTAAAGTCCTCATTTAAAGATGAGCAAATTCAAACCCGTGAAGAAATTAAACTTCCCGATGAATTTAAACCTTTATCTAAGATTACCGAGAACGATATTATAGGGAGACACGCCATTCTATACCTTAAAAAACGAGGTATAACCAAAGTAGATATTTTACGATATAATATAGGATATTGCGAAACCGGCAATTTCAAAAACATGATCATCATACCATCATATGATGCTTCAGGAAAACTTAACTATTTTACAGCTCGAAACTTCGACCCTAACTCCCCAGTAAAATATAAAAATCCGTCTTTAAGTCGAAATATCATCCCATTTGAAATTTATATAAACTGGTCTTCACCACTTGTATTGTGTGAAGGGCCATTTGATGCTCTAGCTATAAAAAGAAATGCTATACCTTTGTTAGGAAAAAATATCCAAAACAACTTAATGAAACGTATAGTAACATCTCAAGTTGAAAAAATATACATTGCTTTAGATAAAGATGCTCAAAAAGATGCTTTGCGTTTTTGTGAGATGTTGCTTAATGAAGGAAAAGAAGTATATTTAGTAGACTTAAAAGAAAAAGATCCAAGTGAGATGGGTTTTAAAAATTTTACTAACTTAATACAAAACACGTACCCCCTCACAACGTACGATTTAATGGCTAAAAAAATAGAATTAATATGATAGAACAAGGAGTTAAAATCTATAAAAAAAACGTTACAAGAGTATTGGAAATAGACCAAGACGCAAAGCAGGTAAACTTTCTAGATACACGTTTTTATAAAAAAGGAGACAAATACTACCCTTCAATCACCTCAGTCTTACAATATTTTCCTAAAAACAAGTTTTTTGAAAATTGGCTGAAAGATGTTGGACACAACTCCGATATTATCGTTAGAAAAGCAGCAAACGAGGGTACTCAAGTACACGAAGCGATTGAGGATTATCTACTCGGTAAAGAAATTACCTGGTTAAACGAGTATGGTGAAGCAAAATATTCGATGGATGTTTGGAAAAATATTCTAAAATTTGATGAGTTTTGGAAGCAAGTTAAACCTACCCTCATTAAAAGTGAAATCCACCTATTTTCAGATGAAGCTGAAATTGCAGGAACGTGTGATTTGGTTCTAGAGATAAATGACGAGATTTGGATTTTGGATATCAAAACCTCAAACAGCCTCCACACTAGCCAAGACCTTCAAATTGCAGCTTACGCTAAAATGTGGAACGAAACATTTGAAGAAAAAGTTGTCCGTG